GTCTGTGCGCATGGCGGTCTTTGAGATTGCCGAGCGGCGCATAGACGGCACCAACATCCGAGCCGGTGATTATCAAGTAATTGTAGAGCCTGCATCAATCGAGGTTACGCTTAACGACAAAGTAATTTGCGACCGTGGCACACTGACAATCAAAATTCTTGGCCGCGTGGCATCGGGTGGGCAGACCGCGCTTTATGACATGGTGTGCAGAGGATAAATTTAAGTGGGTAGTTTTGAGGACGACATAAACAAGTTTCAGCGCAAGACGGCTGACAAGATGGACCAGATTGTCCGCAAAGTTGCTTTGGAGCTATTCGCGCGCATAATTTACAAAACGCCGGTTGACACCGGGCGGGCGCGTTCAAATTGGCAAGTTTCCATCGGAACGCCTGCGGCTGGTACGGTCGAAATTGACGACAAAAGCGGCAAAGCCACAGTATCCCAAGCAACGGCAAAAAGCGCAGGTTTTAAGGCGGGTGACACAATTTATCTTGCCAACAATCTGCCGTACATCCGCAGGCTTGAAGAGGGCGGTTATGGCGAAGGGCCAAAAACTGTTGGCGGATTTTCCCGGCAAGCCCCACAAGGCATGGTTACGCTAACTGTTCAAGAGTTTTCGGCGGTTGTTAAGCAAATTGGTTTGGAGATTCGCAGGCAATGAGTGACATCGACAGCAATATCACGCAGGCGCTAAATGTGCAGGCCGAGGTTATGATTGCCGGGCTTGGTTACACGGCGATATGGCCACGCAAGGGCGGAAAAACGCCCGCAGGCGAACACCTGACCATACAGCACTTGCGAAACGATGACGTGCCGCTGGGCTTGTCGGATCAAGTTTACACGCGCCAAGGCTTTTTAATTATTAACTTGGTTTCTACGCTGGACGGTTACGACATTGTCACCCGCAAGCAGGCCGGTGCGATTTCTAATTATTTCACGCGTGCGCAAATTCTGGAAGCCAACGGGACAAAGGTCACAATCGTTGGCACCAACATTCGCAGCGGTCGCGAAGAGGAGCAGCGTTGGGAAACACCCATTTACATAGAGTATCGGAGCCTATCGTAAAAAAGTAATACACACCAAGAATTACAAATGACGCAGTGACGGACAAACCGCAGGCGGCACGCTATCCAATGGGCTTGAGCCTAAATGTTTCTGTCGGTGGGGTGGTTGTTATCATCCATCCGCCTTAAGTTTTGCAGGGCTTTAAAGACGGGTCAGATTGGCGCGTTCCGGTGCGCGCGGAATACGAAGCCTCTGCATGAGTGCCTTGCTTGCTGGGCTGGCCGATGGCCAAAAGCAGGCGCAAAACTTAACTGTGGCCAAGGCCACACAGCCGAAAGGGCAAAGAAATGAGCACGTCGTATATTGGCTCGAAGGTCTCAATGGTCGCGGGTTCTCCTGCAACTTTTAATGAGGCCGGATACAAAGCACAGGTTCACGTCGAAATCAAAGGCATCGTCGATGTTGGCGAAGTCGGTGACACGCAAAACGACATCACAATTGATACGTTGATCGGGCGCGTTGAGCATGTGAACGGTTCGTCTGATCTAGGCGAAATTGCTGTCAGCTACGGCTTTATCAGTGATGACGCGGGCCAGATTCTAGTCCGTGCATCCGCTGGCACCAACACCGCGCAGTCGTTCAAGATCGAAGACGCTGACGGCAAGTTGGCGTTCTTTATGGGCGTTGTCGCAAACGTCCGCGACCGGGCGCGTTCGTCTTCTGAATACAAGGGCGAAACCTTTGTGATCCGTGGCAACAGCGCAGTTGTTCGCGGAAGCGTCACAGCGTAATCTGTCGAGCGACAGTAGGGCAGGGGCGGCTTGTGGCTTGTCGTCCCTGCCCATTAAGCCACACAAGCCACATAGGATAGACAAATGGACTTCACCAAATTTGACAGCCGCGCAGCCGCAGAACAGGGCCGCGACCTTCACCTGCAAAACCCAGCAACGGCAGAGCCAATCTTTGACGGCGACAAGCCTTGCATCGTGGTTGTTCGCGGAACTGAAAGCCGTGAGGCGCAGGCAGCGCTTGCCAAAATCCGCAAGATGAAAATGGCGCAGGATAAAAAAGACGGCAAAGACAGCGGCGATGACGAAGAATTCCTAGAGGATATGCACCAGCGCCTTGTTGAGACAGCAATCCCGCTTGTGATCGGGTTTAAGAATATCAATCGCGGCGACAAGCCTGCAAAGGCACCAGCGGACGTAGAATGGTTCCTAAAATTGCAGCTAATCAACGGCGTTGAAGGCGAGCGTTCTTTTGTTGAGCAGGTCGCTCATTACGCCACGAAGCGTTCCAATTTTTTGGGAAACGCCTAAGTCAGCTTGAACTTGCGGCGGCACAGATCGGGCATCTTAATAGCAAGCCCGATCACTGGACCGAAACCCGCGTTGAAAAGCTGATCGCGCAAAAGCGGCAGGTGCCTATGGTGCCTGTCAACGAAGGCCAATATTTGCTTGATGCGCTTTTTGAAGTTGGACCCAGCGCAACGGCTGGCATGGGCGCGGAAATTCCTGTAACATGGTCTGAAGTTTGGGCATATGCTCAGGCTACGCAAAACCTGTCGGACCCGTGGGAATTTCGTGCTATTATGCAAATGTCGAAAGCCTTTGTAAAAGCCCGGCGAGATGGTGAAAGCGTGTTTGCAATTCCGCCAATTGAGCAAGTCTGCACAATAAACGGCCCGCCCTGACCGGTGCGCCGCAAACATTTCAAGGATTAAAACATGGCAGACTTTGCAAACCTTGTGATTGGTCTTGACACTTCTGGTCTAAAGCGTGGCGAGCGTGACGTTAAGAGCTTTGGCCAGACATCCAAGGCAATGAATGGCGCTATTGTATCGGCAACGCGCGCGCTGGCTTTGTTTGGCGGAGCCTTTGCCGCGGCAAGGGCCGTCAGTTCGGCTTCGCAGGCATATGCAAACATGGCCAACAATATGCGGGTCCTGGGCTTTGAGGCTGACGACGTTGCGGCAAAAATTAATCAAATCGGCGAGATTTCAAAGCGCACTAGGTCGCCACTTAATGCCACGGCGCAGCTGTACCAACGGATTAGCATTGCGGCAAAAGACTTAGGCGCATCGCAGCAACAAGTTTTGAAATTTACAGAAAATGTTGGCTTTGCATTGGCGCAACAAGGCGGCAGCGCGGCGCAAGCGTCTGGCGCTTTGCTTCAGCTTTCGCAAGCTATGTCTGGCGGCACCGTACGAGCCGAAGAATTCAACAGCATCCTTGAGGGCGCATTTCCAATCGCACAGGCCGCAGCCAACGCCATTGAGGGCGCAGCGGGGTCTGTTGGCCAGCTTCGCAACATGGTCATCGCCGGGGAGGTTTCCAGCCGCGAGTTTTTCAACGCAATTCTGCAATCGTCTGAGGCGCTAGAGGCTGCATTTGGCAACACGGTGCCAACGGTATCACAAGCGCTGACCGTCCTAAGCACAAGTTTCACGCTATTTGTCGGGCAGGCCGATTCGTTCCTTGGCGCAAGCAGCGCAATTGCCGAGCTCATCATTTTGCTGTCTGGCAATCTTGAGTTTCTGGCGGGTGTTGTCTCTGTTGCAGCAGTTGCCTTTGGCGTTCGTTATGTTGCGGCAATGGTTACTGCACGCTTGGCCACCTTTTCACTGATCGGCGCGCTGCAAGGTCTTAAAGCTGCGCTAATTTCAACCGGTATTGGCGTTGTTATTGTTGGCCTTGGTCTGGTTGTTGGTCAGCTTATTAAGGCAAGGGCACAGACCGAAAGTTTTGGCGACACTTTTCGTATGGTAGCGCTGCAGGTTAAAGCGGCGTCTTTAAACATGAAGGCTTATTTCATATCCGCGCTTGGAAGCATGGCGTATGAAATTATTGAATTTACTTATGTTGTCGCAGAGGGAATAAATTCTCTTTTTGGCACAAATTTAATGGGCGCTTCTGCGGAAATTACGCAAAACCTAAATAAGGCATTTTTTGAAACTGAAGCTGCGGCCTATGCAGCAACCGCAGCCGCAAACGCGCTCAAGATTACCATTGCCGAAACTTCCGACGAAAGCGATGGGACCGCAGCGGCGCTAGACAAGTTAGCCGCTGGCGCAAAAAGCGCTGCAGGCGGTGTTGACAAACTGACCCCAGCACTGACAGACGCAGAGAAAGCAACTCAAAGCTATGCCGACACCATGCAGGGGTTTGTCGTGGATGGCATCGGCAAGGCCGTGGACAACATGGTTGACGGCTTTACTGGCGGCTTGAAGTCGATCAAGGATATATTTGTTGCCACCATAAAGCAGATGATTGCCTTTGCGATCAAGAACAAGATCATGCTGTCGCTGGGCATGGGCGGTTCGGTTGCTGGAACAATGGCATCGGCTGGCACTGGCGGCGCGGGTATGCTTGGCAGCATCGGTTCCTTCGCAGGAAGCATTGGTACCGGCGCATCGGTCACAATGAACGGGTTAATGACTGGTGGCGGCTTTAGTCCGATGATGGGTGCTATTAGCGGCGGGCTTGGGGCCGCTAGCGCGGAAGGCATTGGCACGGCTATCGGCGCAGCGGTTCCCGTGATTGGCGCTGTCGTTGCTGGACTGACCTTGCTTTCGTCTATCGGTGCCAAGCGTGCAGCCAAGCGGCTTGAGGCGGCAACTAACGCCAACAATGCTGCGCTGGAAAATGTTGAGAAAGAGCATAACGCGCGCGTTGCGGAAATGACGACACTGCTGCAAGCCAATGCAGATGCTACGCAAGCCCTGATCCAGTCGTTGCAAACGCTGGCCCAGATGGAACAAGAGCGCGAACAGGCCGCGCGGGCAATCCTTAATGAGCGTGCCAACCTTGAAA